TACTGGAATTTCTTCCCGTCCTTCCAAGCGATCTTAGAGGTATCTAATAGACCTAAGCGTTCCTTTTCTTCGAACTTATCGAACTTTCTAAAAAGCTCTTCGGTTATTAAAGAAGATTGGAATACTGCACGCTCTGTAGAGCCTACACCGTCCGTAGCCATTACCTGTCCCTTGCGTTGTCGGTTGAAACCTACTAGGTCTTCCCACTCTTGTTTAACCGCCTGTAAGAGCTCGAATTGAGCTGCGATATACTGCCCTAAACTCATGTCCAATACTTGGAACTGATTGAAGGAAACTCTTTCCCCAGATTTCCCCTCCGCAGTGGAGTCGATAAAGGCATAACCCATGGCATCGGCGAAGTACATAAACTTCTCTTCGTCCCATCCATGGCGTTTAGGAATCGCATTGATTTCCATCAACATGATCTTATCCTTGTTTTTAGCGATGGACAGTTCCAAGCGGTAATGGAATACATTATAGAGTACCTGATAGGGCAGTCCCATCGATACAATCGAAATATTGTCTGAATGTCTGTTTGAATAGATACGTCCGTTGTACGGAAGCTTACAGATAGAGTAGTTCTCCAATTGTGTACGCTGCACTTTTGCTGCGCCGAGTGCTAAATAAATGTCCCCGTCTAAGCGGTACCCTTCCATCACTTGATTCACCCATACCCACTCTACAGTCTCACCGGCATCCTTATCTAACTTATAAGATTCATCCACCGTCATTTCTTGTGGTTGACCCATCTCATCCTGGTAGGATAAAAACCCAATCTTGCGGAAAGACTTCCAAGCAACGTGCAGGACTTCTACGGTACGATCGGTTTGTTGTCTGTCTGTGCGACTGTCCATGAAATCTAAAGAGAATCCTCCATCATTAGAGGTTGTAGGGTTTTCCAATCGTTCTAAATCATCCTCTTTGATGATGTCGTAGAATTTATCCACCACTTGATTCACGCTCATGCGATTTCTGCGCACTGCCCAATCTGAATCCTCTATATACGTAACTCCGTCGGTCTTGGCGTAATCCAAGTCAAAAGGAGATATGATCTCATAATCTACCTGGTTCATGCAGACCCCTTTATAAGAGTATACATAGCCCGATACTACCCAATCAAAGAAACCGTCCTGAAACTTATCGTGAAGATCTAACTCATTCTCAATCGCAGTCATCGAATGCTGCCCCTTAATGGCGCGGGCATCTTTATAATTGGAATCAAAGAATTTTTTAAACTCTTCAGGTTCAGGTTGTTCCTGCGAAGGCATCCCCGTTTGAACGCCTTGACCATTTAACTCGTTTACATAACGCTGCTTTAGATAGTTCAAAGTCGCCTTATACTCGTCGTCTTGCTTGAGTGAAGTGACATCCCTGTTATGGCAGAGTACCTGATAGTTAGCCGAGCGTTTAGATTTCTCTCCTAAAAGTAAATCTACGATTGGCTTAATGATATTGTAAGATCTCAGTTTTGCCGGGTAGCCGCGTTTAGTTGTTTGCTTCCCAAAAGGGGAAGTTACATAGTCGTACTTCGAGGTATCCAAATGCCCGTTATAGGCATTGTAGAAATCAAACAACTCACTCTTTTTACCCGAGGCAAAAGACGTCTCATTGATTAAGGCTTTCATAGAATCCTTATACCACTGGTCGTTCTTTTTACTGAGGGCTATTTTTTGTTTAGGTAACTGCATATATCAAGGGTCAATTCATTCAAAATTAGTTAAAAAACTCCCGGCTCCAGAAGTCTCCTTCGTCTGTTTCATCTGCCGATTCCACTACTTTATTATGTAGATCTTTTAGGTGATACATTCCAACTAGAAGAGAAGAAACTCTATCAAAGTTTCCCTTCTTGGAATTGTATTTTATCAACTCTTCTAAAAGCGCTAGGTCATAAATTTGATGTAGGTTCATCTGCTGATTTCCCTCCGCGTCTTTTCCGCGTTTACTTCTAAGCCAATCTCGACAGTAGATTTCCGCTTGCCCTTTTCTTTGAGAAGAACCCATGGAACAGCCATACTTTCTCCCCAACTTCTTAATCTTCACGCCGTCGGTCTGGTCAAATATCTCTACCTCACTCATCAACCAATGCAGCTTCTTGAATCGTTTCGCATAGGGAATCACTTCTCCACGGTCATTCTCAAAACCAATCTTGGCATTGTAGTACTCGGCGAGTTTGAATAGAATTTCGTTGTACTCATCTTGATACTCCGTCCTTCCTACATAGGAAGCAACAATCATATCGTCGGGTTGTGAATGTCTGTTCGGTCGCTTGATTACATAGGCAGAACCTAATGAAGCTCCACCACCATCCGTACCGAATGGATCATGCACAATGATGTACATATTATTAGGAGTCAATCCGGTCTCTTCTCTGTAAGGCGATTGATAAACTACCACCGCACCTTTAAGATTATCGCGCTTATCGTGCGGGAATTTCTCTATAGGACGCAAAGTATCATCCGGACGAAACTTCACACCTTTACCCGAGTCTACTAGCCTGCCAGCAATCCCTAAATTTTTGTGAAGTCCGTGTGCCAATACATGATTGCGGTGTTCCATCAATTCCCCGGTAGGGAAAAGATTATTACTTTCTTGGATGAAAGATTCACGAGGACACCAAGGATACTCGGCGCAGTGCTTATCATACACTCCAGGATCCTTTGCATCTCGCTTTATTTGTTCTCTGTGTGCATCTTCCGCAAGTTTGGCTTTCTCAATTAAAGAGTTTCCCTGCTTATCCATATACCCAATCTTATTTCTATAAGAGGGGAAAAAGAATCCACAAGAAGTACCTTGCGCACCCTCGTCGAATTCATTGTCGAAAGCCATTAGGTTATAAGCTTTCGGATTGTAGAACATGGATTCAAAATCAATCGCTCCACCCGAGAGGTCACCCCCTGTACCAAATAGAACCATAGTTCCGGTGGTGATGTCCCCATCTTCCACACAGGGCTTGGTTGCTAAATAGGCAGATTTAAGGTTGTCGAATGTACCCGCTTCCTCGAAGATAATTAGGGATGCATCCTTTCCACGGGCAGCATCTGGATTGTCTTTAAAGGTAATCGCTTCGACCTCAGACTTATACCCCTTCTCCACAGGTTGCCCATTGATGTATTCCAGATAGGAAGCTCTTCTATGATTTTGCTTATCTACAGACTGGCGACGTTTCGCCCAACCGGTATGCTCATTCAAGAAGTTCATATTATCCGACACCATGGTCATAATCCCTTTAGGATATAGATATTTCTTATCGAAGGCACATAATAAGGTATAGGTATTTCTATAGGAAGAATACTGATTGGTGGATACCGATGCATTCTTATAGGAGAACCCTTTACGACGGGCTTTACCCACGATCATGTGCTTCCCCTCCGACTGTGCATTTTCCAGGGCTATAAAATACTCATAATCTCCATCCCAGAAATTGGGGAAGGTTACTACTTTACGACCCGACTTTTTCTTCTTCTCTTGCTCAATCTCTGGACCTGTTTCGGTCAGCTTAATTTGATTGTAGTTAAGGTAGAAGTAATGGTCTCCAGTAATGTACTGCCCTCCAACGCTATAACCTTCCTTACATCTTCGCAAACGCTCCGTCCAATATTCGAAATAGCCTACGGAACCCATAGGATCCCCACAGTAGTAGCCATGCTCTAAATAGTGCAGTGCATCTTTTCGAAATTCCTGAGTGTTGACAAACATTAGTTCTTAGGCTTGCGTTTTCGTTGAGTAATCCCTTTTAAGTTGTTCAAAGTCTTGTTCCATCCACTGCGGACATACCCTTCGTACTTTGCTTTCTTAGTCTTCGAATAGGGAGGTTGATCCTCCACCTTTAATTTTTCGGTCATTGGTCTGCTCTTTTTTAACTTTATCTTCCAGGGATTCAATAGCGCCTATAGCGGTTGGGATTTTCTCCGCCAAGTTGATCAGCTGCGTAACAGACTTAACCACCTCGCCGATGTCCATCCCTTCATCTTCGCCATCCTCGTCGGACTCAGACCCTACCATCGATAGGGAGACTTCTATACGCTCGCGCAAAGCATCAATCACCTTAGAGGAAGTGAGTAAGGATTCCTTAATAGAAACCAAAGACTTCATCGCGGGAGTCATCTGCAAAGCGTCGTACTTTACCATAGCTTTCTCAATAGCACTATCCGGTCTCCACCCTTCAGGAAGTTTCACCTCGCGAATAATCCGCTGAGAGCGCTCCGTTTTATGGTAGATACTGTACGGTGACTTAAAGGAAACCATGAAGTATACATAGGCGAGTTCCGCAAAAGCCAAACGCTTCTTGCGATCCTTATCCCGGGTAATCAATAGTTTGAATTCCGGTATAATCTTAATCTCGGGCTCAAGTATTATCTTGAAATTTTCCTCTTTGAATAACTGCAAGGCGGTCGTTTAGTAGTTGAACTCTTTTTACACTAACTGTGAATTTCCCCAGATAAGGCAAGCGCACAGTTTCAAATGCCCCATGTTCCATAATTTTGCGAACATAGAGAAATTGACTCTCCACAATACTTTGCACCTCTGATAGGGTAGCTCCAAGATCCTTCGCAATTTCTCGCGTCAGTTGAATCTCTATCTTCCCTCTTCTACCTTTACTCATCTTCTAGTGTATAAGAAGAACCCACATTGCTGCTGTCCACATTCAAATACATAGTATGAAGGAATCTCTGCCCTTCCTCTTTCAATCTATCCTCATATAGGATAGAGTGTAGAAGCGCAGCCTCCAAAGTGATAAAGACAAAGTTCAGGGTCATGCGACTGTGAATTTTAATTGCAAATCCTTATTAGGTAAAACCACCGGATTAAACCGGTACTGTCCATCTTGAAATATCAATACTCCCTTGTCCTTGAGGCTCTTGATGAAATTATTCAATACGGCAACCGATTTAAAACCTAGTAGCTGAACCACCTGCTTGCGCGATTGCGAAGAGCAGGGCTTCTCGGGGGCAATGTCTATGAAGGCTCCTAGAACCCTCAACTCTGTACCGGTAAGTTTCAACACTCCATTGATCATCGTGAGATAATCCGAAGTAAAACTTTCCGAGGTACTATTTATCTGTAGTACTTTCATCGTAGCGTTTTACACGTTCAATTTTGCGGTTGAGTCTCTTGGCTAAGAGTTGTCGAATATTTTTAAGCAAAAGGATCACACATTGATTCTCTGCCGAAAAGTTTGATTTTTGTAGAACGTAGAATCGATCTACCAGAACATTAACCATTTCCTCGTTGGTAGTTCCAGGGTTATAATTCCCTTTTACCTTTTCCGTAAACTTAATTACTTGACCATCTTGGGATCCAAAATTCTGTAGCTTGTATTCTATTCCGGGTTTAATTACCTCCATTGCGCAATATTATGTTACTTATAATACGAATGTAGCGAATAATATGCGATAAACATATTATAAGAGCAATTAAATTGCGTTAAAGACTAAGTTAAACCCAGCTTGTATAAAACTTTTATATACATGTCATCTCTTACCAGAATGTCAAGGAACTTTTAAAGGGCGTGAATATAGGAAAAGAGTCCTTAAACTACCCATATATTGCGTTTATATATATATTATTATATAATGTGTTGGTTATAAGCAATAAATGAATAGGAAGAACTTAGAAATCTAAAAGCTAGAAGCTTGGAAAAAGGCGCGTAATGTCCACTATTAAGTCCACTTACGAAAAGAGGCAAACCAAAACCCTTTAGGACAAAGGGATATAGAGCGAGTGTACTCCTCCTACATCAGGATGAGTACGGGGGTTTTTACCTAAATTTACTTTGGTCCTGTTTGGAGTCCTCCCAAGATTTTCTAAATCTACAAGGCTTACTAACAAAGGGTTACAAGGGCAAAGTACTCTTCCTTAGTTGGGATGCGCTTATGTCCTCCCTCGTGTCCTCTGGGTAATTTTACAAAGTCTAAAGTGTTGGTATCAAAGGGATTGCGAGCCTAAATGCGCATACTTGGTAGGGATGAAGTCGCGGGTTCAAGTCCCGCCGTTAGCTCAACAGCTAAGATAGCAAAAAATCCCACAGTTCCTAATGATACTGGGGTAATCAAGAAAAGGAGTCCAAATCGGGCTCCTTTATTTTTTGCCTTATATGCAATTATCTTGCGCACTTATGGGTATAGGTATGCAAACCATGTCCTCTCTCGCGTCCTCTCAAATAAAATGGACTTGTGTATATGGATTATATTTTAGAGTTTTACATTACAGAAAAACAACAAGTAGAAAACAAGTAAAATGTTAGAGAGTAACTTTTTTAAAATAAGAAAGCAGAGTATATCACAAAAAGAATATATAAAAGCAGATTTTGTACACCTTAAAACGCGCATCAAATTCTCCACGGGTATCTCCTTGGAAGCTAAATATTGGTTAGCCTCTGAACAGCGCATTAAAAGATCACATCCTTTTGCCACAACCTACAACCATGAGTTAGATAAAATACACGATCGGATTCTATATGCGCTAAAACATGTAGAAGGAGATTTCTCTTCAAAGAAATTCCAAGAACTCTACAAGCAGCAGGAGGACATCTCTGTTTATGTAGCCTGGGAAGATTACCTAAAGAATGCCGAAGAGAAAAAACTACTAAAGCCTGCAACCCTTTTAGGCAGTAAACAAGCTTTAGATAATTTCAAAGCGCATAACAACAATAAGCTTCTCCTATTCACAGACATCACCCACGAACTTTTGAATACCTGGGGAGACACCCTAAACAACGATACCTTTGAAAGGAGACTGTCCACCTTTTTACACCAGGTAGAGGGAACTCTTTTTATGCCTATTAAAAATGGCTTCAGCTGGGAGAGATTCACCTCGGATAAAAAGACGCGTAACCGCAAAAGGAAAACCAAGAAAAAGATACGACCTGCTATTCCTATGGAGGAGCTGGAAGAATTCCTTACCATGGAGTTTACCTTCCCAAATTTTAATCGGATACGCGATTATGTTTACTTGATGTATATCTGGGGCGGACTAGAACCCATTGATTTATTCTCACTAAAAGTAAAGGATATTAAAGAACAGTTGAGCAAGGATCAGTACGATGGTAAACTTTATTACTATAGGTCTAAAACACAGAAGCTCTTATTTTTAAGTTATAAAGATATTCCAAGGGTGAAGTTATTGGTGGATGGTTACCTAAGTACTAGAAAAAATTGTAAGTACCTACTTCCATTCATGGAGGGTATAGATAATCCCTCAACCAATACAAAAGACCAGATTAGTTGGCACAATAGAAGTGGTTCTATAAACAGAACCTTAAAAAGGATCGCAATTCGTCAGGGATGGGAGCCTGAACCCTGGAAGATGAAATCTATTAAACATGCTTTCTCTCAATCCGCGTATGCCGCAGGAGTCAACTCACTTCAAATGAGTCTTTCTCTGGGACATGATGATCAGAAAACCTCTGGAGCTTATCTATCCCAATACGAATTAGACCAGAAACAAGAAGGAGCAAATATACAGGCGAAACTAGCAAGCACAAAAAAAGAGGACTAACGTCCCCTTTCTAAAAATCGATCTAAGCTATCCCTCTTGTAGAGATACCTATTAGATGTTACCGCTTTAATTTGAAGTTTCCACGAAGCTTGATGCCGTCTTACCGTATCCTTGGATACCTGTAAAATATCGGCTACTTGCTCCAGTGTTAACCATTTGCGATCTCTTTCTTTAACGCTATTTTCAACTCGATCGCATACTGTGGAAACCAAGGTTTCAAATTGGACTTGATTTAGTTCCATAAGTATACTAGATTTATACTAATTAAAATAAAGGAAATATGCCCTTAAAAAAGAACAGTAAAAAAACATTTAGCCTTTTAAAGTCTTACCAAGAATTGGGCACTTACCAGGTTGTGATCTACTACACCAAGTATATGACGGTGACGATCAACTTGAATTAAAAGGGAAGACCCTTCTATTTCATAATACCCATCACCTCATAACTCTTTACCTGCCAATATTCTTGACCCTTAACTTTAATAGGCATGCAATTCGCACCATTACCTAAGACGATAGTATCACCTGCGACTATCTCGCGAACCTGTGGTCCTACGGCTACTACCTCGGTGGTATAATCCCTTGCCTCAGATTCCTCTTTAATCATTGCCTCAGATTTTACAAGTCCAGCCTCAGTAGTTTTACTAATTGCAATTGGATTGACAAGGATGCCATCTGCTGTGGGTGTGTAATTAAATTCATTCATTAGTTTACTACGTTTAAAGTTGATTTAGGGTTTACGGGTTCAGGGGCTGCAGGCTTTTTAACCATGCCCATAATCATGGCAATCTTCAATTCAGAGTCCGCCATGGCATTTAATAAAACAGAAGCTTCTAGTATAACATCCTCTCCTATGACTTCCGGAGGATTGTTCACCACTTCAATAAATTTTCTACGCGCATTAATACCTTGACCTTGGTAGCGCTCTAATAAGCCTTCAATTAATTCACTCACTTTTCTTTGGTCTTCCATCTATTCCTTGTTATCGGCATTGCTGCCATTAGTTAGTAAAGCATCCTTTGCAGTAGTTAAATCTACCTCAGAGCTCTTTTCAAAATTCAAAATCAATTCTATCGCCTCTATACGCTCCTTATCACCCTTCTTAAAGAAGAACTCTGGATTCACCATAAAGACTCCCCTAGTTAAAGGGATCAATAAAGACTTCTCAGAAAGTATTCGATAAGCTTTCTTTACCGTATTATGAGTATACACTACTTCCTGCCGGGTAAGTCCTGAGATAAATCCAATGAAGTCTTGTCGTACCTTCTCATTACTATAGATCTTATTGTCTTTATCCATAACCTCACATAAGAAGTCCATCAAGTCTCTGCAGGAAGCATTCAGTCCTGCCAATAGATACAAACAGTTGTGGTAGCGTTTGGTGTGTACACCTGAAATCTCCTTATAGCCGAACTTTGGAATCTTATATCCAGACTCCTCTAACCATCCTGCTACATACTTTATCTTTACTTTCTTTCTTAGTGCCATAATTCGACTCTTTAAGGATACATACAGGTATCCTTTAGGGATACACAAATATACTCTTTCTAAGTTTATACGCAATATAATTGCATATAATAATTAAATTCATTAGTTTCCAGTAGAAAGGGAGAAAGGATACTCTCCCGCACCTTTAAGGATACCCACAGTATCCTAACTCAATATAGTATGCGGTGTCTTTATTCTATCACTCAATTACTTACCCCTAAATACAGCCATTTCTATACCCCATACCCTGCAACTGTTATATTGTTCCCTTAACTAATAGACATCCTCGCATACCCTCGCAATATAATTGCATATATATTATTACATACTTCTCATTTATTGCACATAAATAAAGAAAGGACACACTACAATTAAGTAATGAGTCCTTTCTATCTTTGCAATTCAAACGTCCCAAGTTTGTGTTGAGCAGTCTCATGGTTTCTTTGTCCGAAGATTCCTTGAGGCTGTTCTTTATCTACACCTCTTAATGTAAGCAAAACGCAAAAGGTTAACACAAAATAAATTTATTTTTCATTTATTTTCAATTCACCTGAATGCCAGTCATATACAAGCGTATATTTTTACACTTTATTTTAAGATTGGCAATAATACCACTCCACATACACTTCCACAATAACAATTGAGTGAACGGTATAGTATTTTGAGTTAACGGTCATTTATATGCACATATAAGTGAAATCACCCATATCCATCCGGGTACCATCCTCTTCTATTTTTTTATAAAAAAAAATTTCCATCGCTGTGATTACGGAGACTACCTATGCTAAGACTCCCCCTAAGTGTTGGCGGACTTAGTACCCCCGCCAAGCTGTTCGATTACTAACCTAAAAC